GTATCAGCATCAAAAAAAAGCTGTACTTTCATACCAATACACTGCCACCAGATGCGGTCTATGGTGACACTTGTGCAAGTATCACCGTCCGCACTTGTAGCTAAGGCTGAAACATCAACCTTTTTGACAGCGGATTCGCCCGTGCTATCAGATATATTGGTTAGTTTTAAAACCGCAAATTTAGGACCATCGACTAATGTTTGAGAAGTTACTGCATCAGCCATACGTTACTCCTTTAGGACGCTGCGTCGAAACCAAGTATTTCGATTAGAAAACGACCAGCAGTGTAAGTAGCATCGCCCGTGCCTTGGCTAACTAGGTACAAATACTGATCAGCAGCGATATCCCCACCAGCAACAAAGCTTCCCGCAGATGCCGCCCCTGCGTTAATAATTTGAGTCTCAGTAAGATCACCGATAGCCGTATCATTTACCCCGGTGCCTTCTGTAGCAGAAAACAAATCAATATCTGTGCTTCCTCCAGCGGGAGTTTCTACACAGGTCATCGTTACTCCGAATACCGTGCCTTGGTTAGCCGCTGTAACTTGAGCAATAAAAGCTACGCCCGATCCATCTTTACCAATGATATCACCCGCAGTACCACCATCTTTCAGACCTGTAAGGTCAATCATAATCGATGATTTTACAATATTGACGTTTGTAGAAACGTCACTTTTCAGACGATTTACTTGTGTGACATAAACCGCAGCAGTGCCTTCGATCCCCGCACTACCAGTTGCCTCGACGGCCATCTTGTCACCGGAAGTGACAGTAATTGCACCGGTCGTAGCATTTTTAGAAACCATTTGAAACCCATTTTCTGAACGAACTGGGCCGTTAAAAGTTGTTGTAGCCATATGTTTCTCCTGTCTTGGCTAGTGTCAGTCACGGGATGCGACTGTCAGGATGCAGACAGAATAACAAAACAACACAAAAAAGAAAGGGTGCCGAAGCACCCTTTCAAGCGTAAACAAACGTTTACTTATGCACCTGGAGTACCGAACACTGCTCTCCAATCGCTGACGCCGAAAGAATATCTTTCACGTGCTTTGAATCGCATGTTTCCAGTATCAAAGTCACCTTCCATCGCTGTTTTGATGGGGGTTCTTTGGAACAACTTGAAGCCGTTAGGTGCGTCTGTCTTGATGAAGAAAGCGTCAGTATCCGTAAGGAAATGGTTGACGACAGCCCCATCAGGCAACATACCCATTGACTTGGTGGCGTTAATATCATTATCCGCCGTTCCAGGTCGCAAGTTTGAGTTTAGAACTCGTTCTGCAATAAATTGCAACTCCTTTGGAATGATCAGTTTCATTCCTCGGACTGCAATCTTCAGACCACGCTCATCAGTCAACCCAGCAACATCAATCAACATTTGCTCAAGCGAAGTCTCATTGAGATCCGCAGCAGTGCTGAGAAGGTTACGTTGGTTGCCAGATATGGAAGGGTGAGCCGCAGAACAAAGAGCCGCACCGTCACCAATAGGTGAAGCAGTGCTAAACGCATTGTTCAATACAGCAGCAGCCCGAACCTGCTTGGTCTGTGACATTGATCTAGCCAAAGCTCTCGTATAACGAGAAGCAAGCCGGTCGTAGAGATTATCTTCGATAGCTTCTTCCGTTATTGAAAACGCTAGAGCAATTGTCTCGTGCGTATAACGCGCTGTGAAGGTCTCTTGCGCGTCGTCGAACGAGATAGCACTGCCTTCCGCTTTAACCGGAGCAGTACCGAACCCTGAGAGCATGACTTCTTCTTCGAACGCTCGGTCAGAAGATTCTTCGTCGAATATCTCAGCGTGTTCCTGATCGTAACGATCATATTCAAGCCCGAACAGAGCATTTAAGCCGGGTTCAAGCTCTTTCGCTAATTGTGCGCGAGTAATAGCCATTTCTTATACCCCCTTAAATGCCAGTGGTCGTGGCTGTGGTTTGTGAATCAAATCGCGCATTCGTTGAGTTGTAGTGTGCGTTGATTCGAACAACCAAGCCAATACCTGCTGCGGTGAAGTCACTATTAGCGTCGTCATCGACTAAGCCAATAATCTTCAGCGGCAAAGTAGCCGTGGTGTTGATCGAGGACACACTCAACGCAGAGTTTGAGCGACCTGTGTTTGTTGAACCCGTTCTAGCAGAGGTTCCCAAGCTTGCGTTTGCGAACACGCCCGTCAGTGCCGTAGCACGGTCGGTCAATGTAGCATCACTTGCTACTTGGAACGTTTGCATCGGATTATCAGCAACGAGAGCTTTGACAGGAAAATTCGAGTCAACGCTTACGCTGTTTGATCCGGGCCAATAGTTTTTGAATACGGTCTTCTTAGAAGTATCGTCTACATACTCTACGCCTACCAGAACACCTAGACCGGCAGTTGTGCCGCCCGCAGTGTCTCCAGCATGATCAATCACACCCGCTGCTGTGGGTACGACTAAGCTATACTGATAAATAGGGTTGGTGTTGTTTGAAGCAATTTCATACTTCGTTACACCCGTAGAATTGACGGCACTTCCTACAAGTCCAATAGGACGTAGACCGTAAGCAGTTTCTTGATTTGCCATGTGTTAAGTCTCCTAAAAACTTACCTACTTACGAGGACCACCAAAAGTTACGCGAGATTGACGTTCTGGTTTGTCAATCCGCATGGTTGAGTGAGCATTCTCTCTAAGTATATCCGTTTCAACGGCTTCTATTTGGTCTGCATGTTTCGAATTAAAATATGCAGTCCTTTCTTCAACTGTTTCTAGCGGAATTCTAGCGAGAAGCAATCCGCCAACTCCAAAAACTCCCTCGTATTTGCCTGACTCAATGGTCGGGGCTTCAAAATCGGGGTACTCGTCTCGTCGGACTAGCTCGTAGCCTTCACGTAATCGGCCCGTAATATTGGCTTGATCATCAAAACCTCGGGTTTCAAAACGTATCCAACGATGCTTATAGCCCTCTGGTGCGTCGGGAGCATCTAAATTTGACTTTGGAGACCACGGCTTACGCCTAGCCGTAGATTCTCTCGTGGATTTTGCGCGAGAGGTCTTCTTGATAGCGTCGATTGTTTTATCTATGTCTGTCATTAGTCCCTCACGTATTTTGCGTATTCTTCAAGTGGCACCCCTAATCTTTTGGCAATAGTGACTTGGCTCGGAGTGAGTTTAACCTGTCTGCCGCGCCCCTTCTTACCAGGGCGAGATACACCCGCAACAGTTTGCGTGGTGCGTCGAGGGGCTGTTTCTTCTTCTGTTTCTTGTTGAAACTTGTGAGGAAACTCCTCTCGCATTCTTTTGTCCAGCACATCATAGTATTCATCGCTGGCTCCGTCCATACCCTGGGTTTCCACTAATTCTTTGTGAATACCAAAGGCTGCAAAGGTCATCGCAGAATCCTGACCAAACCACGGGTTTGTTTCCGCCCATGCTTCCGCTTTTGGATCTGGCCTTTGTTGTTCTGGTGCAGGTTGATATTGAACCTGCGCCTGTTGTTCCTGTTCAAACCGCTGAGACTGTACCTCACGCTGCGCTTTAGCTTGCGCGTGACGATCTGCCGCTACGGCTAACTGCGATATTTTTTCTTGAGCTTGTAACTGTCGGTCTGTGTCGCCAGTTTCAATCGCAGCTTTTAGCTCTTCTTTAGCTCGTTGTTGCTCGGAAGAAACACGGTTGCCATATTCATCAATGTAATTTTTATCTAGGTTGTTTAGACGGGTCTTGACGTTTTGGTTTTCTGCTTGCACTTGTTGTGCAAAGCTGACTGCTTCTTCTCGCTGACGTTCTGCCTCTCTGGCCCTTTTAGTCAGTTGATTAATTCTTTTCTGGACTGACTCACTGTATTGCTTGTATTCGTCATCGGATGATTTTTCTTCTTCAACTACCTCTTCAGTAGTGGATGAATCATCATCAGACACATCCTCCAGAGTGACTTCTTGCGCCTCTTCTGTGAACTCAAGGTCTATTTGACCATCGTCCGCTTGGTGATTAGATTGTTTTTCTGCCTCTGCCATATGCCCCCCTAACCGTTGTAAATGTCATCGGGATCTATAATCGTCCCAAGTATTTCATCATCGTTTAAAATCCTCACTTCGCTACCAAAAGCGGCTCGTTTTTCGTCGTTAAGACGGAATCGAGACCCCGCATACCGGGCAAAAATGACCCATTGTTTCTCTTCACACCACGGTCCTGTTGGATATCGCTCTTTATCTGAGTAAGCCAACGGTCCCATGCGAAGCACATAACCCACGTTTGTTTGGATTGCGTCCTCGTCAAGAGTTTTTTGGTTAAGTAAGATGCCGCCTTTGGACTTCTTAGGAGGATTGAAGGGTGCGATCAGTACACGCCATCCCGTGGGCTGGGGCAGTCTGTCGATTATTTCTTTACTAGCAAGCGTCGGGTCTAGCACCCGATCTTCTTCTGCGACATAGCATTCGGACAAGTCCTCTGCTTTATTCGTATCAGGCATTTCTTTGTTCCTGTTTTTCAAGCATTTCAGAAAGTTCAACCAGAACGTAATCACACGCTCTGATCTCACCCATGCACTCTCTGTAATGTTCCATATCTTTAATCCCGCCTTCAGCCATGAGTTCTTGAATTTGGGCTTTGCGACCTTTCAGTGTTTTTTGTACAAACTGCACCACGTCAAGTTCGTTCAATAGTCATCCTTATCGTTTATTGTCCGACTGTATCCGATACTATCGCAGTCAAACAACAAACAAAACCTTTAGTTCAAGCTATTGTGAACTTTCCACCACGCTCGGCTGCGCCCATACCACGCTTTTTACCACGGGTAATCTTCGCATATTGCGTATTTGGGGTGGCTTCCTCTTCGATCTTCTTGTAAGGAATCCTGCCCTGACCCTCTATATCAGCGTAATTAACCGCTGCTGGTGGCTCTTTTGGTGGAGCACCGTTTACTTTTACTGTAGCCATTAGTCACCTCTCTGTTTCAAAAGCTCTCGTTGTATTCCCGCATCAATCCTAGCTTGTGTCTGAGCCTCTTGGCTTGCCAAACGCTGCTGGAAGTTTGCCTCTCTCTGTGCCAGTTTCTCCCGCTCCAACATTAACTCCGCCTCTTCTCTTTGGACGTCGTTTTGTTCTTGTTGTGCTCTCAACTGAAGTTCTTGTTGTTTCAGTCCAATTAACGGATCTGGTCCTTGTTGTTCTTGCGGTTGACCTGCGGCCTGTATCTGTTGACCCAACGCCACCACTTGCTGCATACCTTGAGCTACAAATTGCGCTATTAAAGCTTGTAGCGGTGCATTTGACTCAGGATCAACCAGAGCCACATTCGGATTCTGCTGGGCAAACGCCTGTTCGGCCTGCTCTTCTGCCATCAATTGAACGTGGTTCAATATGTGTTTTTGTATTGCTAGGGCTATCGGTGGTAGTGAAGCTGCAATCCCGCCCGTTACAAACAGTAAATGAGACTGAATGTGTGCCATATGGTCCTGCCCTTTGAAGGCTTGCAGTGGCACATTCTCCAGTGCGTCCATGTTTTCCCGTGCGGGGTCCTTTGGCACTACCTCATCTGGCGTGTCTGCCTTCAATATCTGGTCTACGTTCTTCACACCCAGTGCATCGTAAACTCTACGGTATACCTCGGGTATATTGTGTATTTCTGGGGCTTGCATTGCCATCTGAAGCTCTGTTTGCGCTATAGCTATACGTTGGCTCTGAGAAAATATATTGGGGTCAGAGACCGGCATAACGTCCACACGCTCGTCAAAATCCTCTGATTTGACCGCCGCTTCTGCTCCAGGGACCTCATATGGGTACACTGGCGGCAAACTTTCTGACATAACTCGCGCAAGAATCTTAAATTCTATTCGCATTGCATAGTGAAGACGCTTATGAATTGCGCTCATCACCCGCGCACCCTGCTCAATCATGGCGATGGTGGTGCCGACTGCCGCACCCTGGTTGCCATCCCCTACTTTCATGTCTGTAATCGTCGCAAATCGCTGTGCTGCGTTGACTACAAACCCTAAAAGCTGAAATAAAGTTCCATCTGGACCTTTAAACGGCAACGGCATCAAAGAATCACGTATTTGACCCCCAGGAGCGTCTACATCTCTAAATTCACCTGGTTGTAACGGGTCATCGTCGTCTCTGATCCGTAAACCACGAGCTTTAAAGCCTGCGGGAAGGTTAGAAAGCGTCCCAGCGTCAATAAGTTGCCTCAAAGCAGCCGTCGCGGTCCTTGACAAGCCGCCGATTGTGTGAATGAGACCCATTCCGTAGAATCCAAACCCCGGAAGAAACTTGTAATGGACAAAATACTGGATTTTGGCCTTCAAAGGGTCTTCTTCGCGGTAATTTCGGCGTATAGACAGCACTTTTCCGTTGTCTTCGCTGATCGTTACAACATACGGGATCTTAATACCCGTTGGCTCGTCCTCGTCGTCCGTATCTTCGTACCCTTCAAGGTCCAAATCGACATGGCACTCCAATAAAGTGCAATCGTAATCAATTCCAGTGGCTTTTGTGCCGTCAATGTAGTCAATTTCGTCTGAAACAGACGTACTTTCGCCCTGAGAAGGTAAAACTGTGATGTCCCGGTAGAATCCGCTGACCTGTTGCTTGCGTAAATCGTTCAAAGACATACGAACAGTGTGTGTAATGTTCGGACAAGTCTCTAAATCGTTGCTTTCGTAGGGTACAACAAGGTGTTCTGCCGGTATAAACTTAGAAACCGGTCTACCCAGCGCGTCATCGAAGTACACTTTCTTGAATGTAGACCCAGCCAAAGGCAAATAAAACAACATCTGGTCGCATTCTGGCGTGTATTCTTCCATTACATTAGTAATGTAATAGTTCATAAACCCTTGAACACGCGATGCCTGCTCTGTTTTGGCTCTAGTCTGTGTCCCGAGGACCGTGGTGCGTACAGGACCATCTGCTGGTAGCAGTTCATTAAACGCCTGCGCTTGAAACTGGACCGCTGCTTCCGCCAAAAGCGGATGTGTTACACCAGTTGCGCCCCGAAAAGGCTCTGTTCGCTCTTCGTAATTGAAGCCAAGCAGTTCAAGGCCCTTGGAATACGCATCCTCCCAATCCTGTCGGGATGCTTTGTTGGATCGATACTGGTCAGTAAGTTCGTTTGATACCCGGGCCAAGACAGAATCCGGCAAAAACTCTGCCAGATTGTCGTAAAAGTCATCTTCACGGTCCCTGCTACGCATCGGATCAAAGTCTACGGAAGCACCACCATCTTCTTCTTGAATGATTTCTATGCCTTCAATGTCCGTGATCCGTGACATTTCGTTAGGTAAAGCTTCTACCTCGACCGCCTCTATGTCCTCGTCTGACAACAGACCGCCTTCGCGGTCCATCAGAGATACTTGGGGTGTATCACCGTTTGCCATTATCCTCTACCCCCTAATTCTACTATTTCTGGATCAACATCTTTCCGTCTCCCAGGTCCACCCCGAGGTTTAATGCTTTTACACGTGGCTCTACCATTTACAAAAGCCAAATTGTATCCCTCGGGACATTGATACATTTGATTGGAGTCCAAACCATACTGTCCTGGGGCCGAGGCTGCTGCACCTGTGTTTGTGTTTTCTGGTATGTAATTTTTGTACTGTTCACCAAAAGGACCAGCATCTACGAAAGAACCTTTTTCTCTTGTCTGTTGTTTTTCTCCAAACGTCAGTGCGGGTCTAAACTGTGACATGTCCGCCACGGGCTTAAATATCTCCGCCATATACTGGTTTTGTGCTTCTTCGTCTGTCACCTGCTGGAACGGATAAAATGTACGTCTGAACTGCATGTCCTGACTGCTGGGATATCCAGACGTATAGTCGGTTATAGCGTCAGATACGTCAAAATTTGGCTGGCCCAAGAAACTCATAATACCTGTCGTTTGCGGCACCAGCCCGAAAGTCGATCTGGGTACCACTGTCCCGAGGTCCGTGGGAGTTGTAAACAAAGGCCCCGTATCTGCATCAGCAGCCGCCTGCAATAGCTCCCCTTGTGTTGGAGCTTCATAGATTGGCGTCGGGTCTGGTGCGACTGCCAGTTCTGCCTCTAGTGCAGCGGCGTCTGCATCTTGTTGTTTAAGTGTCGCATCCAGAGTCAAAGTTTCTATCGTAGCGGAGTCAGCGCCTTGGTTAGTTGCTTGAGACAGATTTTGGTTTGCCACGTCAGCAACAACCTGTTTCTGGTTCGCCGCGTCTATCTTATCTGAAGCGGATTCTACTCGTGCGTCTTGCGTTTGTGTTTGAGCAGCCTGCGCTGCGGCTTGTTCTTGTGCCAAGACTTCTGCCGCCGTTTGCTGTGCGGCAGCTTGTTCTGCTGCGACCTGTGCGTCGAATTGTTCCTGCGCGATACGCTGGGCTTCTTGTTGGGCCAGTAATTCTTGTTGTCGGGCGGCTTCTGCGGCTTCTGCGGCTTCTTGAGCGGCTAGTTGTTCTGCGGCCAACTGTTCTGCGGCCAACTGTTCTGCTGCCGCTTGCTGTGCCGCCGCTTGCTCTGCTGCCGCTTGCTGTGCCGCCAGTTGCTCTGCTGCAAGTCGTTCCTGTTCTATTCTTTGTGCTTCTTGTGCAGCAGCGATCTGTGCGGCTTCTTCTGCTGCAAGTCTTTCGGCTTCAATACGCGCTGCTTCTTCGGCTGCGGCTTGGGCGGCAGCCTCTTCAGCCGCCTGTTGTGCTGCGATTTCTTCTGCCGTGGGACCCGTAGGGTCCGTAATTAGCATTCCGGGTTCAAATGGCGTTTGTCCGGGGGCCGTGGCTCCCATTTCAGCCGCACCTTCGGTGGTTTCATAACCAAGAAAGTCTGTTGGTCTTGCGCCTGTAAGAGCCTGCGCTACCGGCGTTACCGCCGTCCTTGTGGGAACGGTCGAGGCTGCCAACCTTTCGGCGGGACTTTGTATCGCTACGTTGGTCTGTGCTGGAGGCGAGGGCGGAACGTTTGCCAGTGCCGCCGTAATCGCAGACTGATCTATCTCTGGGGTACGCTGCGGTCCTCTGAGGCCAACGTCCCGCATACCTGGAGCACCACCCCGAAACATATTCTGAGGTGTTTCACGTGGAACACTAATTCTTGCTAAGGGTCCGCTGGTGTAACTCGACAGCAAACCAGATAAGCCTCTGGATAGGACAGGTTTTCTCATATTGTTCACCATACCACCGTTTGCAAATTTTTGTACTGCGCCGCCCCCTGCGTAAGACGGATCTTGCCGTAATTCTAGTATTCGACGCTCCAGATCTCTGATTTCTCTGTCAACTCTTTTGCGGTTACGGGCAACCTCTGCGGGAGTCGTGCCGAAGCTGTCCTCGTTCAAACTTTTGATGAGGGACAATCTTTTATCTAATAAAAGTTTTTCTAGCTCTCTGGGAGTGCGTTGAGACATGGCTAGTCGTTCGCTTGGCAACTCTGCTGTTTTTCTGCCTTCAGAGACCGAGAAGACCAACCCCTCTTTTGGCAAAACCTTCTTTTGCGTTTCTTCTGGAAAAATGCGCCGTAGCTCCTCGGCGGATATATCTCTATCCTCAAGTTTCATTTCTCCGTCTTCGTAGTAACCACCACTTTTTTTGACACCCTCAAACCGAAGCTGTGCATGACGCGCCTCAACCTCTCCAGGGTTTCCTTGATACATCTGCGATGCTTGACGTTCTATCTCGTCAATTTGTTTATCCTCTTTAATCAAAGGGCGTAGTGCAGGAACCACCTCATCGAACGACTTCGAAAAACGTTCAGTTATATTTTCTACGTTCATGTTCCGAAGAGCGGGGTCGTTCGACTTTTCTGCTATTTCTTTTAGATCATTGTTCAAGCGAATCAAATCTTCATCAGACCCGCGATAACGAAACGCTTGTGAGCGGTATTCCGCATCCACATTTTTTATTTCTTCTTTGGTATAAATCTCACGTCCCATACGTTTATTATGGCTACGCATGTCTTCCTGCCGATCTTTGATGAGTTGATTCAGTTTGCGTCGAGACTCTTCTCGGACATCCACGCCAGTGTCAGCCCGTATATTTTCTTCTTCTGCTCGACTTTTAAGAAAGGCAAGCATTCTTCTTTTGACTTGACGGAAGTCTTTATCGTCTATCTCGGCCAGTGTCCGACTAAATTGCTGATCTGTCGGGACTTTCCCACCTCGTGGACGACCGTCTCTTCTGAGAAGATTTAAAAAGGTTCGTTTATTAAGTTCTTGACCCTGACTTTCGAACCCAAATACCTTGAGCTTTTCCTCTAATAGTTCCTCTTGCTCTTGAATAAGATCTCTATTTTTTTTCTTACGATCCCCAAAACCAAAAGGTTCAAACATACCGGTGTTAGCACCACCGTATAAACCCTCTATATCTTGTACAGCATGTTGAATCTCATGTATCAACGTGCTCATCATTTCTTTACGACCTTTCGGAGTGTTAGGAACACTATCCAAAAAAATAATCTTTGTGTCCGGGTCGTATGCGCCTTTCACAAAAAAAGAGAGAGGGGGTGTCGGTTTGATCCTAACTCTTCTCAGTTGCGGGTATTCCTCGAACAGTTGAGGAGCATCAATTAGCTCCTCAAGCTGCATCATCGGAAACTGAGCAAACTCTCGTTTGTGGTCGTATTTTGAAAAGCCATATTTATTTAACTCTTTTTCGTTAAATTCAAAAAACCCCGGAACGGTGACGTAGTCTTTGTCGTTTATTTTACGAATACGCAAAGATTGCATAGCCTGCAACCTTTGTAGATCCCCATCCGGGCCAGCCGCAATAAGCTTGCCCATTTCAACGTCTGGATCTTCGACTTCTCGGACGATGCTTTTGAAATTTACATTGTCCATCGGTATCTCAAACCGCACTTTATTATCAAGACTCGAGCGGTAAGCTTTTTTGGTATTCGCACCGGCTTGGGCGTTCCAAACATCTTCTGGAGAAAGCCCTTGTTCCTCCAACATTTCGACGGTTTCCTTGGCTTGCTCTCCCGATAGTTCGCCTTTTTCACCCCCGAAGATACCAAGGACCGGGCCTTTTGCACCAGCCGCTGATAATTTGGTGCCTATACCCATTCCAGCACCGAGACCTAATGCACCTGCAAAAAAATCATCAGGACGAGTAATATTTCCCTCTGCGTCACGAGTAACCACACCACCAC